ATCTTCAGAAGCATAAAAAAGAGGCTGACCCGGTATTCTCTCAAATAAAAAACGAGCATTTTTAAATCGACTGACATCTGGAAGAGTTGATACTTTAAAAGTAAGCCCTCGCCCATCTATCTTTTCACCACCTGTTGCAACAGAAAGTAATTCTGATAGAGCTGATGTATCATCATGAACACCATCACCAATAGCCCCCCAACCTCTTACATCATAACTGTCTCTCCATCTTGCTATCTGAAGTTTTGGGTATTTATTCGCTCCATCTGGGTCTTCTAATTGCTGCCGTAACTGATCAGGATCATACTTCAGCACATTCGGAAAATAGAACTGCTGCACACCATATGCATCATAAACAGCCATAGAATGGCCCTGTACAGTAACGAATTTGGCAATCTGTCCGTTATATACCGGATATCCAGCAGCGTTAATGATGATTGGTTGCGAAACAGGAACGTGAGAACCGTCTTCATTCTCCACATAAACCTGAATCTGGTTTTCAGGATTTACTGGGTCAGTGTCAATTTTACCGATATAAATCTTTCCATTAGCTACGGCTTTAAAAGAACGAGCCATAGTGAAGAGTTGCGAAGGCATGCTTACCACAACATTGGCATTTATTGAATCTGTCATTTAATTTGCTCCAGATACAAGGAATCACCGAAGCATGGCTACGATGAATTTTGGGCATAAAAAAACCCAGCCGAAGCTGGGTTGTCGCGTTGGTTATCTGTCAGTAGTTATGTACTGAAGGAGGTAATTCTTTATTCTTAAGTCTCATCCATGCGGAAAGATTCGTTGGTCCGTCTGGCTCATTGATATCAACATCTCGTGTGTGGTTTATTAAAACGTCTCTTGCCATTCCGATAACATACGAGAACTCATGGCCATAGTCGTAGCATCTGCCGGAATAGTTCGATTGAATTTGTTTTAGCGCCGGATACAGTTCGCGGAATAATGCCTGTGAGCGGTTGGCATAATCCCATAACCATACAAGGCTGTTTGCTTCTTTTGCAGAAAGCTCGTTGGTTTTCTTCTCTTGTTTGCCGATGAACTCGCCTTCAAGCGGAACGCGAGCTGCAAGTGACAGAGCTTCGGTAAACTGCTCATCGCTGATTTCTTTGTATGAACATCCAAAATGGGATTTCAGTGACGACCACATGGTGATCATCGCCTTAGCCTGTTTTTCCTTTGGCAGAGACTGACCGCGACTCATGACGAGTTGTTTAATGGCTTCCTGCTGTTCAGTGGTGATTTTACCCGGCAACGCCTTTTTAGCTTTGCGTGGGTTAACTACATGGCCTTTAGTCCAGTATTCGTAGAGCACATCGTCACACTCTTCCTGATACTGGATTACCTTGTCGCGGATTTCAGGGCGGACTTTGTTAGGGCTAATGGTTTGCAGCCAACCTGCAAGTTTGCGAAGTGCCAAACAAATAATCTCACGGCGCTGTTCATCACTAGGAAGCTGCATTGTGATTTTCACAATGGAGGTTTTAAACCGCTGCTTCATTTTCGTAAACTGTGAAGCCCAATCCATACCCATGCCTTCAACGATAGGTTTCATTGGGGTATACGGTTCGCCGTTGTGATTGACAACATAAAGCTCTGCGCCGTGGAATGGTACATTGATAGTAGATACTGCTGTTGCTATACTTTTCATGTCGTTAATTCCTATGCGTGGTTTTACGATACCGAAGCCCTGACTGTTCCCGCAGTTGGGGCTTCACTGTTTTGATTTCTTTGCCGCATCAAGCATCACTTCTGAAAACGTGCGCTTGCCACTGAATACTCTTTCTCTTCTCAATTTTTCGTTCGTGCCAAATGATTCGCCATGAACAAAATTTGGTCTTAAAATGGTAATCGCAATCTCTTTGACTACTGCATCCAAGCGAATCACACCGTTACCCCCTCTCTCTTCAGGCTGTCTATCAGGCGCTTGATAACCTCTGAGTTAAACGACCTGCACTCTTCCTTTGCCCTGCTACCGATAGCATCCTTTAACGACTGCGGCATCCTTACCAAAATCTTACTTATTTCTTTCTCCATGTTACCCTCCACACAAACAACTCTTTTCGAATACAAAAGATAGCAAAGTGAGTATATCTAGTCAAAATTTTTTTGCATACACTTTGATATCAAATTGAATACCAAAGGTGTGATATGGCAAAGGGTGTGTCAATTTCTCCAACTACGGTAAGAATCCCTGAATCTTTACGCGAGGCTCTTGCTGTCAGAGCATCAAAAAATGGTCGCTCTGTTAACTCCGAGATCGTCATGATTTTGCAAGCCGCGATTGATGAAGATAGGTCGCCAAAGTCAGTTGAGTCATTTGCTCAGCAAGAAGCTGACAAATTCAAAGAGGCGCTGCTTGAGACGCTAAAGACCATGTATGGTAAGGATGAAAAATAATGCTGCACACAATTCATTTCTTATGCCCCGTTAACACTGCCACTGTTGGGCAACTTCAGAACCACTGTCTCACCGCATTATCTCAAGGCGCAACTGAATTAAATATCCATATATCAAGTCAGGGAGGGGAAACTGCCGCTGGCTTTACTGCGTATAACTTTCTTAAGTCACTCCCTGTTACCGTTAGAACTCACAACATAAGCAATGTTGAATCCATAGCTAATATCGTTTTCCTGGCTGGCTCAGAACGTTTCGCAAACCCATTATCAAGATTCCTGTTACATCCTCTATTATGGGGCTTTGCCTCCCCAGCCGCCGACCATGCCAGATTGAGAGAGTACGGGAAATGCCTCGATAACGATCTTGATCGCTTCGTTGAGACGTTCAATATCGACATCGGAACCCATATTAGGTGGGCATCCCTGATAGCAGACTCGACCATTTTGGATGCTAACAAGGCTCTTGAGCATGGCATAATTAATTCCATAAAAACTGCAAGGCTGGCATCCAATCAGGCAAACTGGTGGGTTGTTTGATGGGTAAATCATGATTACTCCTTATAAAAAACCCACCTGACGGTGGGTTTTATTAGTGCTTGTATAGCTTGAACTCCCTGTCGAGCCATAAGACATAAAAAGTGGCTCCTATCTTATAACCAACCATAGGTGCCTTAGAGCAAAATCTGAACGCAATGAAATCCACATCTTGAGTAACATGCTTAGGAATCGGAGCCTTTATCGCGTTTCTGGCAATTTTTTCCGTCCCAAGCCCGTGTTTATCAGATTTTCGTATCTCATCCCATGACATCTGACTTAACCTGAACAGCCTATCTGCAAATGCTGCCTTTTCATGCTTTTGGCAGCAATCTAGGCAATACCCCTTTTGTAGGTATCTAAGAGAAAATACAGGCGGACTTTTGTCTACATCATGAGATTCGTGATGGATAGAGAGGCCAACAGTAGCAGAGCTCTCTTTATCCCTCTGTTTTATTCTTCCCTTAACTCTAGACATACACGTCAGTTAATTAACGTTTTGAAAAAACCTTTCATAGAATCAAGTGTGATTTCTTGGCTAACCGCACCCTCAATGTAAGCATCTTTCCATGGCTGCTCTTCGTGAGTCATATTGCGCAGTTTCCAGGCAGAAAACTGACCATAAACTTTATACACCTCATCCAGCAATTCAATTTCATCTTCACTGAATTTTTTAGCGTCAAAGTTTTCTGGCGCAGGTAAAGCTCCGTTACCACAGTCCCTATATTTACGATACAATTCAGGAACTACTGGCCCATGCATCCAGGCTTCAATTTTCTCATTAAATAGCGGCTTACCCAGAAGAACCAGAGAAAACCCTTGGGCATAATACGTCAACTTCTGAATTTTTAGGTTAGAGATAATGTCGCCACTTTCTTCATCGCAATGCGCCAAGAAGTAGTCGGCGACATCAAAACAAGTGAGCATAAACATACCTCCATCTTGATAGCCGCAGCTATGTATACAACTGTGTCAAGTTGCATTTAATACCATAACAAAGCTGTCATCAATCCTTCAGAGGCTAACTTACAACCACTTTCTCGACACGTTTAAATCATTACGTTTCACATTTACTGCATTTTCGCCGAAGTTACCTATAAGGTAATGTCACATTTCCTGCAAGTTTCATGCAATGTTGAAAAGTGAGCTATTCACTTTTCTATGACACTAAACACCAAAAATAGCACTTTTTGCTAAATCATTAGTCCAAGTTGTGGATGGTTTGTCGTTGACACGTTTTCACACACCACTCCACCAATACAGTATCATCTGGTATCCTGCTCAAAACTAAGGAGGTTGGTGTGAAGCGATGGTTCCTCATAATTACTGTTTTCGCGATCATTTACACTATTTTCCCTGCATTAAAAGCACCAATGCAAATAATTTCGCTAGCAATAATTGCAATTGGTGCTTTCATTGCAGTAGCCGTACTTGTGTTTAAGGTTTTAAAGTTTTTAGTTTGGCTATCAAAAGATGATGGATGCAAAGTTCATCAAGAAAAAGAAGGCAAAATAACCAAAGTTGACTAACTGTCACTAGCGAGCCATGTAATAATCCCCGTGCGGGCAATGGTTTTTGCTTCATCTGTTGATAAGGTTTTCTCCCATCTCTTAAATGCCCCAGATTGCATCAGTTTCCTTTCTATTACGCGTCTCACTTCTGCTCTGTCTACTGGTGCGTTTTGCAGGCGAAATAGCATTGATTTAAACTCAGGAGAAGACAGTAGAGCATCAGCAGCCTTTATCCTGCTTGTTTTCCCTGACATCAATGCTGACGTTATCACCCCTGTTGCACCTACACCAGGAAGACCAGATAAGCTTGTAATACCTTCCGCCGCAGCGGCTTTTGAGGCTATTCCATAAATTTTTGCGAGACTACCCTTTTCTTTCAGAAAGTTATTAACTTGCTGATCCACAAGACTACTAGCATACTGCTTACCAGTATTGAGTCTATTCATAGCCTTAGCTGCTTGATAAATCGTATCAAGGCGCTTTGATGCATCTGTGCCAATAGCATCACGGAGAGCCTTCATATTGGCCCCATTGCGTGACATTCCGTTATACCATTTTACAAATCCATCAACTCCTAATTGCTGACCAGGTGATTTGGCATAGCTGGTAAATGCTTTATTCATTGAGGTGAGCGCAACTTCCTGCCGCATATCCTTTGGAATCGACTTCATTAATTGCCTAAAGTCGCCACCGTTTCCTTTTGCCATATTAACAACAGCACTTTCAACTTTTGGAATTGCTGATTGCTGAAGTTTTCTACCCAAGACGGTTACAGCATCATCTTCAATGGATTTTCGTTTTTTTACCAACTCCTTACCAAGCGTCCATAATTCCCCTGCGCCATATTTTTCTGCGACAGCCTGTTGGTCATCTGTTATGGCTGCATATAACTTTTTAAGAACACCTGTTTCTTCATCCTTGAATGGACCAGAGCCTTTGCCAATAGCTTGTCCAACCTGCTTTCTAGCGAGATCTAAACGCCCATACGTTGGCAAGGTGTTTGGATCAAGTCGGTTCAATGTCCGCTTCATTATTGGAGATAATTCATCAATTCCACCTATGTCATCAGCAAAATCCTCTAAAAAATTCAATGTATTAGTTGCCTCAATCCGGTCTCTTACAGGAACCTTTTCGGCAATTTTGTTGTAGATGTTATCTGACTGATTTTGTAATGATGAAATGGTTTTATCAAAATTATCTGCAAGCCTGTCAGAAACCAGTTGCTTATCAAGGCTTCCCCCAAATGAAGTTATCATTTCATCAGCTTTTCTTCCTAATTCAGTAATAAAACGCTTATGCGCCTCACTAATCTCTGTTCCAGGGAGACTTGCCACTGCATTATCAAGAGCCCTGACAGCAGGATTATTAGAGATCATGCCAGGAGTGGCATAATTTTCCAGTTCTAGCTCACGAATAGCATTTATCGCGTTAAAATCAGGATTAACTTCATCGGCGAAATCTTGAATAGCTCGTTGCCCGCCGATAAATTTATTGTCCATTGCGCCAGCAGCTTTCTTTAACGTTGCTTTAGATGATTTACTACCCATCCCTACGGATGAGCGATAAATATCTCCGGCACTATTTTTAATTTTTCCTGCAATCTTCCCAAACGCTGGACCAACAATCTCTGCTACAGGGCCAGCCACAGCGCCAATAGCAGCTCCAGAAGCAACATCGCTATTTGTTCCATTGGCTACAATAGCCCCTTCTCCAGCACCAAGCCCTGCGGCGGCAGCCAGCCTTGCCGCCCCTTTCGGAACCTGAGAAATAATCCCACCACCACTAACAAATGGTGCTGCTTGTCCAACGAACTCACCAACATCTTGTGCGGTTGATGGTTTTGCCGCTAACTTCTGCTGTAGAGACTGAATTGCGGCTTGCTCTTCTGGTGTCATATCCTGAAATAGACCAACACCTTTACCAACATCCATCAATCCACTGAGAACGCCATACATAAAACGGTCGAAGCCGTTAGCATTATTAACAACATTTTCCTGTCTGGAATTTTCCTCTGGTGAAACCAAAGGTGATTGCTGCTGCTCTGCTTGGGAATCAAGCACAAAACCATCAGGAAGCTGTGAGTTATCAGGCTGATTATCGAGAACAAATCCTTCGGGTAAACCTACATCGGTTGCCATTGTCCGTTCCTATAAATGAGTTTCTGACCAGTTTTAGGGTTCGTTGCCGTCGCGCCTTCTGATATCCAACTTGGCGCAGCTTTTGTCTGCCCATTACCACCTTGTGGTGTAGGCTGCGCTGGGACATCGTCAAATAGCTTGGCCTTCCTTCTCCCTAAGCTTTTTTTTAGCCCTTGAGGAATAGTATCTCCATACGTATCCAGATATTCGTCTACCTGCTGGTTAAACTGCTGCCCCATAGCGTTGGCGTTAATTTTGGCTGCGTTAACAATGTTATCCCTCGCTTCCTGTGACAAGCCATTCCCTGCATTAAGCTGGTCTACATATCCTTTTATCTGCCCCCATATGCCATCAGAGCGCATGACCTGAACCTGTTCACCTTCGCGAACAACTGACTGAGGGTCGAGAGACTTCATGTAATTAAAGATAATCCCAAGTTGGGCAGCGCCAGTATTTACCTTGCTAAGGGCTTGCAGAGAGTTTGCCGCCGCTCTGACAGAGTTATAATTTTTGCCAAAATTGGTAATATCAGAATTTAATCCCTTAATTAAGTCTGCTGACGGCTTACCTTTTTGCCCCAGCTCCATTAGCTTCAATCCCATCTCATCTGAGTGCATTTGTGCCCGCTGAGCCCTGTCTAGTTGAGCGTTCTGGATATTTGCCCATCCTCTCGCATTCTCCATATCAGCCTGACGGATGCTTTCATCCAATCGCCCTTTCTCAAGTTGGCGACCAACCATCTTATCCTGATAATCCAGCATTTTATCCGGACCAACAGCCCCTAGCGTCATAGTAGTCAGCATGTGTGATAGCTGCTCTGGATTCTGGATACCTGTCTGAATCATCCAGTCAGCATTAGCGCCAACGCGATTTAACCTGTCCTTGTTGTCAGTAATGAATTTACTGTAGGCTTCCGGTCCCTGAGAAAGAGCGACGTTAGCCCTCATGGCTAAATCGCCCATATCGTTGCGTTGCTGATCATTAAGACCGGAAAACGCCTGTTGTGCCTGTGCAACAAACGCTGGATTTTCCTGGGCAAACTTAAATAGTCCCGATGGATCACCAGAAGCCCATGCATCAGCGTGAACCTTATTGAACGCACTAATAGCTTTCTGTTGCTGTTCCTGATTGTAAATATCAGCAACTCCAGCCAGACCACGTAACGCGGTCAGACCAACGTTATTTGCACCTGAGCGAGCCAGTTCATTGTTTTCGCGGATCAGACCAAGCGTTGCGTTAATGTCGCTTGCCTTTGGCGCATTCTCATTTTGCGCACCGATGCCAGCAAGAAACCCACCAGAATTAATACCCTGTTGCCACGTAGCCATTGATTACCCCTTAAAACAACGAGCCAAGCAGACCAAGACCAGCACCGATACCAGCACCCCACGGAGTTGATAGCTCGAGAGCACTGGCTATGCCACCACCCAAAAGTGCACCGGATGCAGCACCACTAACCCCCTGCTGCAATGCTGACGGTCGGTTGGCGTTTGCCGCAGCCAGCGCCGCGCTTTGCTGTGAAATCTGACTCATGTTGTTGGCATATGTTTGCCCGGCGTTTGCCTGTCCCTGAAGAGCGCCAAGACCGATATTTGCCAGGTTGTTGTAATTGTTCATTTGTCCAGATAGCCATTGCTGACCAAGCGTTGGTGCGATTGTTGCTAACTGATTACTGGTTGCGGTGGAACCCAATCCACCTGTTGCTTCCGCTGCCGCCAGACTCTGATAGCGAGCCTGACCAGCAAGATCTTTGTACTGCTGAGAGTTGTAATACTGGTTAAGTGCCTGACCTTGCCCCTCCAGAGACGATAAGTTCTCGAGGCTGCCGACATACTTCTCAGCCAGAGGAGTAAACGGTTTCAGGTTGTTCATGATGGTGTTGAACTGCTGATTTTGCAGGTCTGCGGCATACTTCTGAGCTTCTGCGGCATACTTTGCACTTTTATCAGAACTGCCACCTTTCCCGCCTTTTTCAGGGTAATAAGGTTCCTCGCCGCGCAGTTTTCTGCCCAGCTTAAATGCATATAACATGGCTATCTCCCGTGATTCAGGAAGTCGATTAGTTCTTCGCGTGTTGCGCTGTAAAAAGTCACGTCATCCACGCCTTTGAAGTATTTCTTGATGGTTCCTACACGCTTAAGGCCAATCATTGCGCAGTACATCTGACCGTGGCGGAATTTGCGCGCAGCGAACGATGTGACGCACTGAACGGTGGTGTTAGTCAGAATGTATCGCCAGAACGCCAGCCCGATTTCCTTGCTGAAGCCGCGAATCTCTGGCAGGTACATGGCGTGGCAATCGAATGTCAGCGGCTGAATCTCCTGATAGTAAACAATGCCGCCGAACTGTCCGTGCACGTTAACCTCAAAGTAACGGCATTCAGGTTTGTAGTCGTATCCATCACCGTTGTTGCTCCCGGCGATAATGTCAGGGTGATTTCCTACTGCTTCTATCAGGTCGATGTTTCGCGTTGGTTTGAATGTAATCATCAGTCAATCAGCCCATGTAATCTAAGTGCCGTTTCAATCGCCAGAATACGCTGCCGCGCCTGCTGCAAACCTGTAGCGAGAGCCGCGACTTCGGATTGTGTGTACGTAGTGCCGACCGTGTATGACTGGTTAGCGTTGAATGAGCCAAGAAGAGGTGTACCTGTGGCTGCAGTCCATCCGGTATTTCTTGCTCCAACAACCTGAATTCCATCAACTGAATATGATGTTTTTACATCCAGCGGTGACGCAAGAGACTGCGATTCGGTTACGGTTTTCGATACGTAATCACTCTTAATGCCAGAGACATCGTTTTCTACGTCATCCAGTCTTTGGTCAACAGTGACCAGATGCGCCTGAATATCGATAACCTCATCCAGCAAGTAATCAACATCGCTACGCAGTACGACTATCTTCCCTTCGGCAGTTGTTAACCTGACCTCAAGTAGATTTATCGCTTTTGTGTTTTCGGTGATTCTTGCGTCGTGATCAGCCAGTTCGACATCCTGTTCATCGTTTTTTACCTGGGCATCGTAAGCGCCCTGACCAGCCTGATTTGCCTTCCCGGCAATTGCGCCGACATCAGCCCCCTGATTAATGACATACAGCAGGTAAGACTGGCTGAATATATTGCGTGGAAGGATTGATGTATCGAGTCGTGTAGCCTGAATTGTTACCGGCTCATTGAGATTCGAATCAGCCATTACTCAATCCTTATCTGGCAACCAGACAGAGTGACAGGTGACTTCGTGATAACGCGCAATTTGAAGCCGACATTTTTCCTGATGCGCCCTACTCGCTTCCACAAAACACGTTTGTCGTAAACGAACGGTTCATTCTGCTCAATCATCTGCTCACGCCCGTAATTGATGCCGTCAGTGGTTGCAGAGAGAAAAAGGCGGTCAGCATACTGAGCGACACCAGTCGATGATTCAACTTCCAGATCAAAACATCTGGCGTTCTCAGCTTTGAAGAGTGGTGTAAACAACAGGTGTTCTTGCTGTAGCCCATACTGGCTGCTGATATCGAACTGCAATTTGCCGATAACCGATTCCAGCTTATCGCCGCACGTTATCTGATTGCCTTCGTAAATGAAGTCGATAGCGCGGTACACATCGTCATACAGGCCTGTTTTCAGCACACACCATTGCGGACCATTGGCGCTTGAAGATGCGTCGTACACGAGGACGTGACGCGGAAGGTGGATAATCAGCAACTCATGAGCATCAAATCGCAGAGACTCCATCACGCCATCAGCCAGTTCATCAGCAGTGTAGGAGCGGAGGATTTTCTCAATGCTCGCGCTGGCGATTGGTGACACCTGACCGGAGCCGATGATGTATACAGACGGCGCACCTGTTGCCGGATTGCTGATGAACGCATAAGAATCAGCGAATGGCGTTTTGCAGTAAGTCCCAGCAATACCTTTCTGTACCATCAGCGATGGCTGCGCGACATACAAAGCAGCACCAACTGTAGTTGCGCCTGTCAGGGAGAAATATTCAATCGTCGATGAACCAAAGCAGACGATAAAGTCTCGCCATGTACCTATGCCGATGATGCCGTCAGGCTGAGACTCAGCACGATATTGTGCGCTGTAACGGTCAGGATGCGATTCGTCTTCAAGGTCAGTGATAAACCATGAATCAGTGCCGTCTTTTGACCACGCATAACGCCCACGCAAGCGCGTAATGTCGCGGACTGAGCCTAACTCATACTGCGTGAATCCACTGTCTGTAGGCCAGTTTGAGACGGTTTTAACCGTGCCATCATAGCGATACTCGACCAGTTGACCATTAACGCCTACAGCCTGAGATGTTCGACCATGCGCCATTGATACGCGACCACTTCCGGCGACGTCACCTACTTCGCTTTCGCCTTTGTAGAGCTTGCCGCCACACACACGATAAACAGCATTCTGCGCCATGTTGTACTCGACGCCGCGCGATACGCCGTTCACATCAGAACGTTTGGCAATGCCCGGGAATGAGCGAAGATATCCGCTACTGTTGAGGATTTCTTTGGGGGTAGCCAACATATTCACTGGCAGATAGTCGATATAGTCGGCGTTTCGAAAGTCTTTGCCGACACCTTTCATAAGCGGAAGTTGCTGAATCGGCATTTATTCACCTCACGTACTCGGATCATCTTTCTCGATGTAAAACCGATTCCACGTAAACGCGCTTTTGTTACCACTACCGCGAGGCATGTCATTTCGCCGCTCAAGTGGTGGTATTTTGGTTAAAGCGATGCAGATTGTCTGATATGCACTGTCAGCAGCGGTAAGGAGAGCGTCTGACGGCTGAATGACGTTATCCATGCACACTTGCACAGCGAGTTTCAAAGCGACGCCATCATTTGCCCATGCAGGGATACCTGAATCATCGTCAGGTAACGGCATGATGCCGTTTTCTGTATCAGCAAACTGATACCCAAGCTCGATACCTTTAGCCTGCCATGCTGCCATCATGTCTTCGAGGTCATTAATGGCATCTTCAATTGCCTGAGGTTCAGCATCTGTCAACGTGGCATTGGAATACAGCCCAGCTTTTCGTAAAGCCTTTAGAACGAGATCACCCTTCGTTTTCGCCATCTTCTTCCGCCTTAGCCACTTTTTGCTTCGTTGCGGTTTCTTCAGGAGTTTTTACCCAGCCTTTTTTCAGGTGAGATTTAACTTCTTCGTCATCAACAATGATGTAATCGACAGCAAACTGACCACAGGTGATCATGTTGCCCGGCTTATAGAGCATTGTTCGTGCCATTGTCTTCTCCCAATAAAAATGGGGCCGAAGCCCCACCTAAATTACTGCCCGGCAATAACGATGCCCGTATATTCAGGAACCAGTACAGAGCAACCGTACAGAGTGGTGAAACGCGCAGTGGTTACGCCTTTGATGTGGTCGAAGGAGTAAGACATGATCAGCGTAGCGCCCTGCTCGGTGGTTGCCGTCATTACCTGTGGACCCTGACCAGTCGGGAACGCCAGTTTGCCGTACATCAGCTCAACAGAACCATCAGCCCAGAACAGGTTAGCAGGTGCTGCGTTCTTGTTGAGAATGGTGATTGCTGCTGATTCTGCCGGTTTGGCATCGACGTTTGCATATGGACGACTCGCAACATCGGTATTTTCAACAGGGAGAATCTTTGGAGAGATTGTTACGGTAGTTCCGCTAACAGCCAGAACACGGAATACCTGCGGTTGCCCGGTGGTATCTTTTGTGATCTGGTGTACGGAATTCACACCGGCAATGGTGAACGCATCACCAACCTGCAAGCCAGATGCAGATACCGTAATAGTCCCCTGTCGGTTATCAACTGGCATACCATTTGAATCTTTCGCTTCAACCTTGTGTTCAGGTTGGCCTGATACTGTCAAGGATTCAGCGCTTCCTTTCGGTAATCGACCAGAAATATCGGTCTTGTAGCTATCAAAGGAAGCAACCGGAGGGATCTGCGCTTTTTCGTATGCTGTCAGGGTTGCGCCCTGAGCATAGGCACGGTGACCAAGCTCGCCAGCAAGGTCTTTGTAGTTGAAGGGGTTCCAGAAAGAGCGACGATTGATACCCTGCGGTACACCAATCGCCGTCATGGTGGCATCAATACCTGCCGCACAGTTCCACAAATCACGGCCCTGTGTGCCTGTGGTTGAGTCAGCCATCGTGATCACGTTAGTAGCACGCTGCGTGACCATGGAAATCAGGTCCGAGTCAATCTGTGCAGCAAGGCGCATACCTGCGGCGCGACCAGCTTCAGTTTTATGTTCCGGGTCACGCATTTCACGCGCATCCAGAGTGTACAGAATGTTTTTCGGCTCCTTGAACACAGAAGGAACAAGGCGCTGAACCAGTGCTGTTGGCGTTTTGCCGCTGAGGTCTAGGCCCTCCTCAATGTTCATGTGGTAATGCTGCGGACGATACAGAACATCACCTGCTCGCTGCATTGCTGTATCACCGGGACGGAATTTTTTAGCGTTACGGGAAACTACGCAGGCGGCCTCAAAGCCTTCAACGTAGTTTTCGAACATGATTTCAAGGTCTTTTGCTAATTGGTTAGCCATGCTTAATGCTCCGATAGGTTATTTTTTTGCCTTTTTAGCGGCGAAATACGGCGTCCAGTCACCAGTTTCCAGCGCCTTGGCTTTCAGTTTGTCGAGGTTATTGATTACTGCGCCGTTGCTCCCCTTAACTGTCGGGGTTGTGGCTGCCGTGGTTTTTGCTTTTGGCATGATTCTGGCCTTCGATTCGATACGTTCCAGCAGACGACCAATTGCTACGGGGTTGGTAGCTTCTGCCAGTTGCTTGCGCAGTTCAGCGTTGCGACCAAGCGCCAGAACAACGATTTCCGGCTTCTCTGACTCAAGAAGGATCATGTCCTGAATATGAACAGGAACATCTTCGCGTACAGCCTGCTCTGCATCCTGGTAGCCAGCCACTTTCAGTGCTTTTACTCTCTGCATGTAATTGGCTGCTTTCTGCTGAAGCGTTGCGGTACGCGCCTCTTCCTCTCGTTTCCGCTCTCGTACTTGCTCCTGATATTTGCCGTTATCCTCTGCCCACTTAGCCATGCGTTGCTGATAGATTTCTTCATCGAAACCGATGTCCTCATCATCCAGTTTTGGCATTCGCGGTGGTTGAGTGATTACCGGCTGCTGCTCGACGGGTTTCTGAGACTGACGCATCAGCTCTTTCAGCTCGCGGTCTTTCTCTTTAATCGTCTTGCGCAGGTGTTTTACCAGTCCATGCTCTGCGCCATCTTCGCTGGTTGGCGAATCCAGCTTTTCGTCACCAAAGTAGAATTCCTGTTCTGATTCGTCGTCATCAGTTTCAGTAGCTTCCTCTACATCATTGCCGGATGACTCACTGCCATCTTCTGTTTCGACTTCTTCAGCCAGTTCGACATCATCAGGAATCTGCTCTGATGTATCGGTTTCGATTTCAACTTCTGGTGTGTTTTCTGCCATCTGGTCCATTTGTTACCCCTGTTTACTCGATGTTCAGCCCATCGGAAGGCAATAGGGTGCCAGGCCTCATAAAGACAGCCATTGCACGTTATGGGTTAATTACTGCTGTGGTTGTTGCTGAGTTGATTTTTGCAGGATGCTGCTGATGTCCATGCGCTGCGCATGGCCCTGCGCCTGACTTTTCAGGACAAGCTCTGCATCAGCACGGGCATTATCTCCTTGCTGTTGCTGGAACTGTCCGAGCAGTTTCAGCGCCTCACGGATATCAGATTTTTGCTGGCTATCGGCAGATGCGAGGATTTTCACAACATTTGCCGCAGCAACCTGAGCATCCGTCTGTGCCTGGAATGCTTTAACCTGAATGGCTGCTTGTTCGTTCTGCGCTTTCTGCAATTCAGCCTGACCAGCAAGAAGCTGACCTTGCGCTGCAATCATAGCCGGATCCGGCTGACTGGCCTGTTGTTGTTTCGCCTGCTCAACCATCTGCTGTTCTTCTGGCGTTCTCGGCTTGATAACTCCAGACAGAATCAACTGATTGCGGTTGTATTCTTTCAGGTCGTCCATCCCTTCGCCGTCCATATTGTCGAGAATAAGAGACGACACAAGGTCGTGTTTCGGCGTTCCGGGCGGGATAAGTGCCAGCATGGAAAGTAACGACTTAACCGTTGCATCACGGCGAGTAGCGAACGACTGACCGACATCGACAGTCACTTCATAGTTACCCTGCGAAAGGTCATTAAGCGCGATAACCTGCCCTGTCTGACGGTCAACCACTTCACCAGTCATCAGCGCCACGTCATCGCTGCCGTCCTCATTAACGATACGCATCGGCGTATCACTGCCATAGACCTCACGCGCCATAGAAAGCCACACAACGCCAGCGCGGCGCATGGATTTAGCCATGTTGTCCATGTAGATATAGGACTGCGTGTCCATCCGGTTAAAGATGCTATCAACGGTATCGGTGGCGACGTTGCTCGGCATGTTCTCAAACTGCGACGCACCTGTAATTTGCTGAATAGCCGTTCCGGTGTACTGCAATAGCCCGGCAAGAGCTGGCGGCATTTGTGTCGGAGGTGTATAACTGCTGACCTGAGCATGCGCAGTAATATCTCCGTTTTTGTTTTTCAGACTGACCATCGGCAGGAACGCCGGGCGCTTTTTGTTGCGCTCCGCCCAATGAGTGGCAAGAGGACCAGGAATCATGTCAACATCAACTACAGGAATGCCATCGCCGCCAGCCTGAGTAGCGTTATCTGCAATCATGGAAACCATCAGGTTCTCAAGACGCTGTGCATCCATCGCTTTTGCTGCGTGGCCTTCGATTCGCTCCTGATTATCAACAAATGAACGACGCCCATATACCGGGATGAGAGGAATATGTTCGCCCGGAATACGCTTCGGTTCTTCCAGCCATTCAGCGCCAGACAGAAGACCGCAATAAACTCGGCGTTTCTTCACTGTCCGCTCACCAATCAGTTCGAATGCGCCATCGGTCAGCTCGTCGACAATATCTTTGATTTGATCTTCATCATAGATTGCCGTTTCTCCGCTAACAGGGTTACGCCATGCTGTGAGCTTCACCTTCTCTACGCGAACTTCGTAGTAGCGTCCAACATAGATGGCATCAGGCGTTGACCAGTCATACTGAGTACCAGTGTTATCACGAGAAAGGCTTGCCGCGATGGAATCAGGGTATTCAGCCTCGAACGCTTTAGGCGTCATGGAAAACATTTCCATAGCCCACATAGCATCAGATCGGTCATATTGCTTGCTGTCCTGATCGAAGAAGACGCATGTCGCTGGGTCGTAAACAGGAAGAAGACTGATGCGTCGCTGATCGTTACTCGGATCCATTTCATCTTCGTAATCGGCACACATGCGGAAACAACCGAATCCGCCCGTTACAGCATCATCAAATGCGTTATCACACGCTTCGCCACCGGATGTTTCCTGATAGTCAGCGCGGAATTTGCCGTTCATCTTTTCGGCTAACGCTTCCGATGCCTTATCGTCCTTCGGCCTGAATTTAACGCTGATGCGATTCTGTCGATACTCGCCAATGATGCGATCACATTCACGGGCAATCTTATTTAGTTCAAAGCGCGGGTAATGCTCAAACCTGCCTTCATCAAATGAGTAACCAGCGTTTGTGCTGCCTTCCCACTGTGCGCCGGACACCCGGACGAAACGTTGAGCCTCAATAATCTGCTCACGCATATCCTGCGTTGCTGACCAGGCATTATCAAAGTTGCACAGCACCTTGCGATGCCAGTCAGTCATCTTTTTTTCTGCCATATCAACCTACACCACAAGGAATTGAGTAACTGGAATAGTCGGGTTGCGCAGCCGACTCCGGGCAATGCATACACATCATCATCGCATCAGCCAGGTTAGGAGATGGAATACCGAGCTTCTGCTTCATTTCGACCTTAGTCATTAGCTCCAGCTTCCCGTTGTTATTGAATTTGCGCTGAATCTGCGTCAGTTCTGCAAACAGCTTCTCCAGCATCTTCTCGCCTATCGCTTCTTTGTCGAAGCTCAGCATGTCGTCGGGGTCTGCATACTCACCGTGGACAACCGCCCGATATGTCAGATACAGCCTGTCAGCCAGTGCGTAATAGAATTGCGCTCGCTTATTGCGGAATACATCGCCAATAGTGCGAACGTTGTCGCCCTGTACGACTTCATCAGCCCATGCTCCAGCCTGATATGGTGCATCTTCATCAAATGGCGATTCGCTGCCCTTGAACATCGTGGCGGTGATTTTCTTACCGGAGAACGCTTCCGTTGTCTGTCTGCGTAGCCCTGCACCGACACCATCACCATCCCACAAGTAGTGGTCAGCACCGTCTTCAATCGCCAGCGAAGTAGCCCAGTCAGCCCCCTCGTTGATGTCCATCAGCAGACCTTCGGCAATGCGCTTAACTACCGAACCGTGACGCGATGCATAACCTTTAGCATCCGGCCCTGTATCTGACGGGTCATGAGCAGAAACAACAGCGCCTTTCGCTTTCCATCCTAGTTTCTTGTGCGCATCGGTTGCGGCTTCAAGCCATTCACGTTTGATGATTGCCATATCACTTGCGCTTACTGGCTCACCAAGCCAGATGTGACGATACAGTGTCGGATTTCTGCGTTTACACTCTTCCATCTCCAGACGGAGAACTTCAGGAAAGTGCGGGTTGTCGGTGTAGTTCACCGTCAGCAGACAAATATCATCGGGAGGATTTACGACGAATCGCTGATAGGTATCGTCGAGGATGTTTTTCGGGTTAAAGCTCACCCATATTTCGGAAAACGGCTTGCGGATGGTTGGTATCAGGATATCCCACGATTCCTTCGTTACCGCTTCCGCTTCTTCCACCCAGCAGATATCAATGCCTTCGAGCGATTTAATCTTCGTCGGGTTGTTTTTGATGCCGTAGAACATGAATTCAGCATTCGTTCCGAGATGACGAATCATTGAACGCTGAATTTCAAACTCAGCCGAATACCCTTCCCGCTCTATGGTGTCTTCAAGCAGTCGGATTACCGAATCGCTGATACTGTTTTGCAGTTCACGAGCGCAAAGAATACGCACAGGCTGCCGACGTGCCGCCTCAACAAGCAGCCTCGCAATTGCCCATGATTTACCGCTACCTCGACCGCCTTTGGCGACTTTGTAGCGATGCGCCTCAATGAACGGTTCAAAGATAGGATTAATCGAGGTCATTTTCCGAATAGAGTACTCATCGGTGATGTTTCAATCTGGATTGCGCCGCCGTCCTTACCGACAAGCTCGTTAGTTACCTTGTCGCCATACTTACGGGGATTCATTCTGGCCAGCGCCCATTTGCGGGTATCAACGCGAAGTCTTGCCTTTGCCACCTCAGCAGCATCTGGAATCGCATTGTCAGCAATTTCGAATATCTCTTCGAAAATAGAATCAGCTCGTGCCTCAGTTGCCTTCGCGTACTTGTCGCGAAAATCCTCATGCTTTGCCAACCAGCGGAAAACAGTGGACTTATCCGGCATACCAGGACGCTTACATACTTTCAGCAAACTTTCGCCAGAAGAAAGCAACGAGCAGATATCGTCAGCCACCTCCGGCATATAATCAGAGGGGCGACCAGCTTTTGGTTCAGTCGCCATATTCATCTCACTTAATTGTCATTTCAGGCTGAGGACTCTTTCGCGCTTTCAATCAATGACTGCTTTAGCAATTCGAGTGTGCCAATCGCCTCACATAAACTGATTTCACCATCGTAATCATGAATGACGCTTTCCAGCCGATCGTATAGCTCTTGAGTAATTGGGAATTTCTTCTCCTTACCCAAATTGATTACGCGGCTCACATCATGCTCCGGTGGTGAACAGGTCTAACGCTTCCTTCGATTTACGCACCGCTTCAAATGTGCGGATCGTGATATCCGAATTAGCGCCGCCTGATTGGAAGTGAATTTTGAATAGCTCAAGCTTCAACTCGTCAGTACCAATGAACTGAAATGCTTCTTCTGCGGCTGCGTTCTGGTTCATGACCAGTTTATAAATCTCTAACTGGAATTTCTGTTCTTCAGTCATGGGAATAATCTCTGCCATTGTTGGCTCCGTTTATCCGTTAAAAGGGATATCAGTTAAGATATCCCGTGTAGGGTATAAGCCATTGTCGAGACCACTCATTGAATGGCCTCTGCAATAACCGATGTCTTTCCATCAGTCCGCCACCACAAAGAATCTTTTTTGCCATAAGGCTGGAGGTTCATCTTTCAGTGGCTGCCAGTGTTATTTCCCCACTTTCTGGCTTGGGTTGTTTCGCTGTACTGCCGTAACTGGTTACCCAGAATAAATTTTGGTTTCATTATCAAGCCCATCCGTAGATAGGCTTTGTAATGAACTGGCTCTTATCTCAACGCAGCCCCTTACCGCGCGCCAGATGCTCAATATCAAGCATCAGCAATGAGATGTTTAATCTGGATTCACTCCAGAAGTGATCACCACCCTGTCTACAGAGCCAGATGTGAAGGATGATGAGTAAAATTATCGCTATCATCGAAGGCATTGCGTCCTGATGTATTCCTGCAGGTAGTTAACCTGCGCGGTTATCCTGTCGATTCCACTTCGGAGACGGTAATAATTGAGTTCAGCATCTGCTGTAAGTCTTGGGCTTTCTCCATCGCCCATGCTGCTGGCTCTGGTCGTTGACTTTGCACAGGTGGCAGCGACTTGCAGGCGCTTACGCCCAGCAGAAACATCAGCACGGAGACTTTCGATAGTCGCGTTAGCATCAGCAAGTTCCTTTGTGTATCTGGCGTCAAGTTCTGCTACATCACGTTGACGCTTCTGCATGTCAGCGATAATGGATGCGGCCTTATCACGCTGCTCTTTGTAGGTAATGGCGTTATCACGGTAATGATTAACAGCCCATGACAGACAGACGATGATGCAGATAACCAGAGCGGAGATAATCGCGGTTACTCTGCTCATACCTCAATCTCTCTGACCGTTCCGCCTGCTTCTTTAAATTTTGCAATCAGGTTGTCAGCCTTATGCTCGAACTGACCGTAACCAGCCCCCGGCAGTGAAGCCCAGATATTGCTGCAACGGTCTATTGCCTGACGGATATCACCGCGGTCAATCATCGGTAAAGCGCCACGCTCTTTAATCTGCTGCAATGCCACAGCGTCCTGGCTTTTCGGAGAGAAGTCTTTCAGGCCAAGCTGCTTACGGTAGGCATCCCACCAACGGGAAAGAAGCTGGTAACGTCCGGCTGCTGTTGATTTGAGTTTTGGGTTTAGCGTGACAAGTTTGCGAGGGTGATCGGAGTAATCAGTGAATAGCTCTCCGCCAACAATGACGTCATAACCATGATTTCTGGTTTTCTGTCGTCCGTTATCAGTTCCCTCTGACCACGCCAGCATATCGAGGAACGCCTTACGTTGATTATTGATTTCCACCATCTTCTACTCCGGCTTTTTTAGCAGCGAAGCGTTTGATAAGCGAACCAATCGAGTCAGTGCCGATGTAGCCGATGAACACGCTCGTTATATAAGCGAGATTGCTACTTAGTCCGGCGAAGTCGAGAAGGTCACGAATGAACCAGGCGATAATGGCGCACATCGTTGCGTCGATTACTGTTTTTGTAAACGCACCGCCATTATATCTGCCGCGAAGGTACGCCATTGCAAACGCAAGGATTGCCCCGATGCCTTGTTCCTTTGCCGCGAGAATGGCGGCTAACAGGTCATGTTTTTCTGGCATCTTCATGTCTTACCCCCAATAAGGGGATTTGCTCTATTTAATTAGGAATAAGGTCGATTACTGATAGAACAAATCCAGGCTACTGTGTTTAGTAATCAGATTTGTTCGTGACCGATATGCACGGGCAAAACGGCATGAGGTTGCGCTAACAACCTCATGCCACCCGCGTTCACGAAGGTCATGTGTAGAAGGCCGCAGCGTAACTATCACTGATGAATTCAGGATAGCCAGTGGCTACTGCTCAGTTATGGTGCTGGTTAACGGACTTGAACCGCTACCCATTCGCTTACAAGGCGACTGCTCTACCATTGGAGCTAAACCAGCATGTTTGGCGGGACAGCGTGGACTCGAACCACGATAAGAAGGTTAACAGCCTTCCGTAATGACCTTTATATGACTGACCCAAATAAAAAAAGCCACCGTTGCAACTTAAGAGTCACTAACGGCAGCTTATGCGAATAGTGTTGCTCATTTGCTCAATGATGTCAACACGTTCTATGCTACATGTTTAATTTTCTCTACACGTTTCCGGTTTTTAAACGCACTATCCAGAACCGGATAAATCATAAACAACGAGGCATTGAGGATTTCGTCAACTTCCCGGCGACAGGTTGCGAGCGATGGTTTTTGAATGCGCCCGCCGCCCCGGCATAACATCTTGCGAGGTCTTGCGACACGATGATAGTAAGATGCAATGGCGTGCTTGGAAGATCCATGAGCGTAGTAGCTGAGGAGGATGCCAAATGCTTTCTTGTCAATGTACATGACGGAATCGACGACCTGAGAAATCAACATTCCATCATCATCATTGCACATTGGCCTTGTCATAACTCTTCCCGGCTCTACGCTCTCCATGAACTTCGCTATTACGCTGCTCATGCGCTTTTCCAGACGACCTGAATAAACCCATGCGCCCCACAGTTCAAGCCAGCCATTCAGCCACTCGTGCTGTTCTTTGGTGAGGTTTAGTTCTCTTATGCTCATCGTCTTCCCCTTTTGCCCTGTTTGACCATCAGGACGCCGTTAACTATTACGTGACGCTCGCCTTTGCTGTCTCGGTTGTACTTGAGCACTGTTCCTCTTGCGCAGGAAAGCATCCTCGCAACTTCGGTCTGATTGCCTCGTGTCTGAATAAGAAGATCTGGTATCGTTTGAATTGTGGCGTTCATACGCTCTCCAGTTCGGTGATTTTTATTCCAAGCCGTCCGCCTGGTACTTTCACACCACGAATTACGCGAATGTCATCGAATTGCTCGTCGTCTTCCGCAAATCCGGCGTGGATAAGGGAGTCGAGTAAACCTTTCAGGATGTTGTCGAGGTCGCGGCGGCGGGAGTCTGGAACGTCTGCGATAACTTTGATGCGGAGTCGTGATTTGGTGAAAATGTCTAACTTAAGTTGGCGGATAATTTGCTGAACGTCTTTTCGGTATTTCTGGCCTTTATCGCTGATGTAATATTGGCTTCCCCGTCTTCGCCAGTAGGTGTTCACCGACGGCGGGTATGGAAGCACAAACTGATATTCGTTCATTGGACAAACACCCTCCCATTGTTAACCAATTTTTTGAGGGTAAGCACAATGGCCCGATCCATTTCAGCCCTTCGCTCTTCCCTGCTCATATCTCTCCCATTATCAATTCTTGAATGACAATCAACACATAGCGCAGCAGTAAGGCAATCATCTACTTTAATCCCAACCCCCTTCCCTTCATTTCTGTGAGCGGCCTGAACTCCGTATCTTCCGCAAAGAACGCAAAATTCAATATCCCTGACTGCCTGAAGCCATTTTTTGCTTCTAAACATCAATCCCCTCCAAAAAACGTCGGTACGCTGATTTGTTTTTTATGTTGCACACTGTCTGCGCACAAACACCAAATTCTTTGGCTATATCTCTGTATTTGCCTTTTGATTTATATATTGATTTCACTTGTTCTGGCGTTAGTTTGCAGAAGTGATGATTAAAACCATGAACAAGCAACCCGGAATCAAATCCATGTTTAGCATTTTCTGTTCGCGTTACCCACTCGAGATTTTCAACTTTATTATTAAGTTTATTTCCATCCTTGTGATTAACTTCCGGTTTGCCATCTGGGTTATCAATAAATACTTCTGCAACAATTCTGTGAACCATTTTATATGATGGTCTTTTCCCGCCACCTGGATACAGACCGACAAATGCATATCCTCCTGGTTTAATACCATGAGATAATTTTTTTGATTTACGGCATGAAATGATGTCTCCATTTTCAGTTACTTTATATATACCCTCAAAGCCGGGGATATCTTTTTCTTTAACATCACTCATCGTCTTCTTCCTCGTACATTGAGCTATTCGGATCGCTCATCAGTTCTGCGCAGCAGTGCTCACACACGTGAACTTCCAGCACATGCAGCTTCTGACCGCAGTTAGCGCACGTTAAAGCTCGCTCGACGCTTTCTTTCTGGTATTGAAGAGATTGGGATGGACTAAGCATTATTAGCGTCCTGCATCATGAGAAAGACAATCATGGCGGCGCGGAGAGGCGATTCGCCACAGAAGTAGTAGCCAGGAATATTTTCCCATTCCCAACAACCTTCCTCTAAATCACCTCCTGACCATGCGCACCATTCTTTTTCCGCTGTCATCCACATAGTGCTGATTTTGCTTTCAGTGATAATTGGCCACGCGTATTCAGGATTATTGCAAGGATTGAAGCAATTCCCGTTTGAAGAACGGAAGCCATTAATATCCCTTTTTTGCGTCTGCCAAATAGGACCTCTTTCGTCAGTGGGGATCTCAGAATCGAAGTCTGCTTCGTCATCAGGTATGAAGAAATGCTCCTCCATATCTAAAGCCTCACATACTCGTCTGTTAATTTCAAAATCACTTAACTGTGAATAATCCATTGTCATTTCCTCGCACGATGTCTTAGCCACCGGATATCCCACAGGTGAGCCGTGTAATTGAAGGTTTTTACGTCAGATTCTTTTGGGATTGGCTTGCGTTTATTTCTGGAGCGTTTCGTTGGAAGGTATTTGCAGTTTTCGCAGATTATGTCGGTGATGCTTCGTCGCTGTCGTCTCATGCCGCCCTGTCTCCCCATCTTGCTTTCCACTCCAGAGCCAGTCGAGCTTCGTCTGACCACTTAACGCCACGATCTGTACCGAATGCCTGTATAAGCTCTAATAGCTCCGCAAATTCGCCTACACGCATCCTGCTGGTTGACTGGCCTATTACCACAAAGCCATTCCCGGCAAGGTTAGGAACAACGTCCTGCTGCTTTAATGCTGCGGTAAACACACACTTCCAGCTTTCTGCATCCAGCCAGCGACCATGCCATTCAACCTGACGAGAGACGTCACCTAAGCAGGCCCATAGCTTCCTGTTTTGGTCTAAGCTGCGGTTGCGTTCCTGAATGGTTACTACGATTGGTTTGGTTGGGTCTGGAAGGATTTGCTGTACTGCGTGAATAGCGTTCTGCTGATGTGCTGGAGATCGAATTTCAAAGGTTAGTTTTTTCATGACTTTCCTCTCCCCCAAATAAAAAGGCCTGCGATTACCAGCAGGCCTGTTATTAGCTCAGTGATGTAGATGGTCATTTAATACTCCGTCACGTTTTCCTGTCGCCACGCCTCGTCATATTCCGATTTCGGCATATTGGCGATGTAGCTATATGGCGATCCTGATTCAAGTTGCAGGAACTGGTGCGATTGCTCGTCAAGGAACAACGGGACACCACCTTCCCAACCTTCGCCGTTACGTTGTTTTTCAAGCATCAAAACAGATGCCGGAGATGCCAGTAGCTGTTCGTCCTTCTCTGACATCTTTTCACCACTCTGAACTCTCTGTAACGCTCTCTCGCGAGCCTTGTTACGCCAGATGATAAAAAGGTTGTCTGTCAGGTCTGTTATCGCTCCAGAGCCTTTTACGTCCATTTTCCCGGTTGGTTTTTCTTCGCTGTCTCCTTTTCTGGAGTGAGTAACGAGAATGACGTGGGAGTTTGTTTTGTTTTTGAAGTCACAAATCGAGTCAACAAATGCTTTCTGCCCGTTATAGTCATCGTCACCTATGCCGCATTTCATCAGGCTGTCGATGATGAATAACTGGATGCCGTATCGGCGGCGAGCGTAGTCGAATATTTCGATCAGCCTGTCGGCTTTCGCCGTTCCGGTCAGGCCAAACACCCAGAGTCTTTCGTCATAAAATTTAAATGCAGAGTCAATTTCCAGCACTGGCGGCATCTTGCAGCACGTTGCCTGACGGGTAAGTCGCTTAAGGAGAATACCAGGCTTCAGCTCAAGTGACGCGATGCATGTCTTCACACCCTGACGCATTGCCTCAAGTGCCATATGCCCGACAACCTCCGTTTTTCCGTGACCGTTCACACCATTGACCAGCGTCAACTCTGCCTCACGGAACTGGAATTTATCTGCCAGAGATTCCCACGGTGGATTAAACAGATACTGCTGCTTGCCGTAGAAAGCGTTGATAGTGTCCTGGTAAAACTCTCGCGCGCTGTAGAGTTCTTCAGGGTCGAAGTAGGATGCCGTGCCGATGTACTGCCAGATTTCATCCTCGGTAACACCGTTCATCAGGCATTCGTTGATGTCTTTGTACGGCAGAGTAACAAGACGGCAACGATGTTCACCGAGTCGGCTTGCGATTTCCCTTGCGGCTTCACGACCAACATCATCAACGTCCATCGAGATGAATATTTCCTCAAACCTGTCGAGGTTGTGATACTCAAACTCAATCCACTGTTGCTTAGCGCCTTTTCCTCCACCAAACGGCACGGATAACGCCGAGATGCCGTATTGCGCATAGCTCATACAATCAATTTCGCCTTCGCAAAGCACAACCGCCCTCACGCCAGCGTCCAGAGCCTGCCATCCGAACAGACAAGGTTCACAATCACCTTCTGCCATAATGACTTTCTTCCCGTCCGGGCGCTCAGTGCTGATTCGCTTGACCTGCAACAACTCACCATCGCGTTTGTACGGAAGCACCAGTGCATCAAGTTCTCGTTCTCCATTCCACACCTTGCCGCTGACAACCTCGTAGCGCTTTACGACTTCTGGCGATATGCCACGCGATTGCAGGTACTCAAGATGGGATTCTGTTCTGGTAACGTAGCGGGCTATTTTCTTGCGATCAGGTCTGGAGAATTTCTTCTCACGTTTGGCATCGAAATGGTGATCGTCATCCTTGATACCGAGAAATGCTTTCGCTTCCTGCATAGCCTGATGCAGGTTAATTCCACGACATGCCATCCACAAATCAAGCATGTCACCGCCGTCTCCCTCAGCGAAATCAGCCCATTTTTTCTTGCCGCTAAGATTGACCTTAAGGCTGTTTCCCTTGTCACCATTGACGTTACCGGCAACCCACTCATGCCCCTCTTTCTTGCCGTTTGGCAACAGGTGCGGAGCCACCCTGTCAACCTGCGCCCAAAGCAGGTCGCTAAGTTCACTTGGCGTCATGATTCCCTCAGATTGAGATTTTTAAACCAGAAATCGACAAACGAAATACTTAACCAGCCGTGGTTATAACCAGCGACCAGTAGCGATTTGATTTTTGATTTCATGGTTCACCTGTCGAAAAACACGTAGCCAGTTTTCGATACGGTGATTGCGGATGATGGTTTGGATTGTGGTTGAATAGTTTCTGGCTTCTCGTCGTTCCAGCGTTGACCGTTCAGGTAGCTCGATGGTAACAACCTGTCGAATCCGAACTGCTTACCATTCCTGCATGCGATGTCTTCTGCCAGCATCGTGGCAAACTCGCTTGCCGTACCCCTGGTAGTTTTACGCCATTCCCTGAACTGTGTTCTGAATGCCGAAGCTGCGTTTTTCTTCCCGGCTTTCCGCATGCCTGCACACCAGAATATTTCCTCGAATGCCTTGTCGGTTTCTTCGTGACGGTCATGTGATTTTTCACACTCCGTCCGAACACTTTCGGACATAGTGTTTTTATTATTTCTTTTTTCTTTTGTAATAGTTTCTTTTGTGTGTCCCTGTTTTGGTGACAGCGCTGTCACCGTTTTGGTGACACTTTTTGTCACCAATGTAGTGACATTATCACCAGAGTAGTGACACCCTTCTATTTGCCATTCCTCGATGTTCTTGTTAGGACCGATTTGCTGGCCTTCGCGAAGGATAACCTTCATCGCGATAAGCTCATTCTTGGCCTTGTTTACCTTCTGTCTTGGCAGCCTGGTAATTTGAGCTAACTGACTATCAGAGATGCGATCCATCTTTTTACCGTAGCCGTATGTTTTACGGCATATGGCGTGGGCAACCTTGCTCTGATTTTTCGTTAAATCTGCGCCGATAAGCTCTTCATACAGGGCATTTGCAAGACGGGTATAACCATCTTCAACTTCTGCCACACGACGCTCCACAGGCCGTTGTGAAGGCCTTAAATGTGTTACGGTTGCAAGATTACTCATGACCTTTCTCCTTCTGCATCAGCTTCACTTTTTCCAACTCAGCCCGGAATCGACCAGGCTGCTTGAAGCTGGACAGGAAGCGATCACGTAGTATGTGTTTGTGAATTTTGTCCTGGTAAGGACTGAGTTGTTTTGTCATAATGACTCCTGTGGATTGATCCAGTCTTTCTACATCAGGCCTCGAAGAATTCGCAGTTCTTCGGGGCTTTTTCTTTTGTCAGCATTCTGGCTACTTTCTTAGCCAGTTCCGCCAACTCCTCGTCTTCAACACCCCACTCCAGTACAGCCAGAAGCATGGCCATCTTTGGGATAAAGCTGTCTTTCCATCGCGAAATTTGCGATTCATTGATCCCTAATGCATCAGCAACCTTTCGCTGACCACGTACAGCAATTCGATTCAGGATGTTGCTTGTAATTGCATTCGCTTTCTTGCGAGTACTTGTAAGTTCCATATGTAAGTATTTCCTTAACAAATAAGAAGTTATGCGCATCAACTTATGCGCGTTGTATTCCCGCATTTCGGCGGGAATGAGGACCATGACTGTTAAAGAGCAATTTGCTTATGCCGCTTTGCGGTAAGCGCTTTCTTGATACTTCAGGGCGCCAGCTGTAACGACTTCCAGTCGATAGGCGTCTTTCTCTGGGATGACTTCCTTCCACTGAGAGACTGCTGCGTCGCTAATGCCTAACGCTTTAGCTACAGCACGCTGGGTTCCGAAGTGGTCGATAACATCTTTCTTGTACATAGACTCGCTCCGAAATTAAAGAACACTTAAATTATCCACTAAAGGAATCTTAAGTCAAGTTTATTTAAGATGTCTTAACTATGAAAACTCAATTGATGGGAGAGCGCATTCGCGCTCGGAGAAAAGAACTCAAGATCAGGCAGGCCGCACTTGGAAAGATGGTCGGCGTGTCTAATGTTGCCATATCTCAGTGGGAACGCTCTGAGACAGAGCCAAATGGAGAGAATCTTCTCGCCCTGGCTAATGCGTTGAAGTGTTCCCCTGACTATCTGATGAAAGGAGAGGAAAGTCTTTCAAACATTGCCTATCACAGTAGGCATGATCCAAGAGGGTCATACCCTCTGATTAGCTGGGTGAGCGCAGGATGCTGGATGGAAGCTGTAGAACCATATCATAAGCGTGCAATAGATAACTGGTACGATACAACCGTAGACTGTTCAGAAGATTCGTTTTGGTTGGACGTGAAGGGAGACTCAATGACGGCTCCGGCCGGTCTCAGTATCCCTGAAGGAATGATAATACTCGTCGATCCTGAAGTAGAGCCGCGTAACGGGAAACTGGTAGTTGCAAAGCTCGAAGGAGAAAACGAGGCAACTTTCAAGAAGTTAGTTATTGATGCAGGCAGGAAGTTTCTAAAACCACTTAACCCACAATATCCGATGATCGAGATCAACGGAAACTGCAAAATCATCGGCGTAGTTGTCGATGCAAAACTAGCAAACCTTCCATAAGGGGGCATTCGCCCCTTTTTTTTATTTCCTTTAAAAATCAAAGCCAAACTTAAGTTACGGAAGAAAATTTAAGTTTTCTTCAAAAATACTCTTGACCATTAATTAAAGAGATCTTAAATTTAAGCCATCAGCAGGACGCTGGAAGCCAAACGGAACAGATTGGCAGGCTCTTTAACATTGATGGGATTGTCCCGCCGAAATGCGGGAACCAAAGAGTAGTTGGCTTTGGGGTGACGTGAAGTGCAGCTGCACGACGGCAACCGGAAGATAAGCACCCGGCGCGTCACCGCCAAAGTCAATTCCATAGGCGTTATGCAGCCGCCACCATATTCAAGAAAGCTGCACAAGAGGTAGGAGGATTTATGTGAATGCATAACTTCAAAACCGAGGTTAATTAAATCTCTCGATCCGAGCATCGACCTATTAGGTGGCGAGATGCTCTTTCTGCCCCTCAGTTCGAGGGGCCAGAAACCACTTTGCAATCACTATCAATTCCAAAGTTGTTTCATCGGAGGTCAACATGACAGTAGTCATTACATATCTGGCTGACGATAACGCCAGAAATCGCCGCAGAGCACGCAGACAGGCTCAACGTGAACAGGCAATGCAAGAGCAGCGACTGGCGCGAAAGATTGCGCTAAAGCTCTCTGGTTGCGTCAGAGCAGATAAAGCAGCATCACTCGGAAGCCTTCGCTGCAAGAAGGCAGAAGAAGTCGAGCGTAAACAGAATCGTATTTACTACCGCAAGCCACGCAGTGAAATGGGTGTGACTTGTGTTGGTCGCCAGAAAATGAAATTAGGCAGCAAACCACTTATTTGAGAGGAATTAATATGTCATCAATCCGCTTAACTACGAGAATGAAAGAGAAAATCGCTCGTAACGCTTTAATTAAGTCTGGGGTTTTCACTGAACTTGAAGAAGTAACAAAGTTAAAGAACCAGCTTGCACTTGACGCCAGAGTTATTGCGTTTGGCGGTAAAAAGAAAACTGAGGAAGTGGATCAGTTATCATCCAGGTTAGTAGCTATAAGTGAAGAACTTGAAAAGATGGGATGTTCATTTTACTCATACGATGTTCGTTCTACTTCAATTTATCTGACTGTATCTGGCAGAAGGGTTGGATGGCATTCATATGGGAAAGACGGCAACGGCGAAGATATATTGCTCCCTACTCCAACCAAAGATAAATGCATGTTTGATGCAGAACACGAAATAACAAAAAGGTTTGATGAAATCTGCGCATTGCAACAAAAACTTGAAGCCAAGAAAAAGGATATCGAATCAAATGTATGGGCTGCTTTGAACTCAGTCACAACAGTTAAGCGACTTATTGAAGTTTGGCCTGAAAGCAAAGAATTGCTACCAAAAGAAGCAGACAAAGCAAGTACAGCACTTCCTGCTTTACGGGTAGAAGATTTGAATAAGATGATTGGACTTCCTTCCGAGTCCGCATAGTCGGCCTTTATTTTTGGCACTAACAACAGAATAAACACTGCACTGTGTATTCATTCCAACGAGTGAATACACGGAGCAATGTCGCTCTTAACTAAACAGGAGCCGACTTGTTCTGATTATTGGAAATCTTCTTTGCCCTCCAGTGTGAGGGCTTTTTTATATGCATACCAATAACGCTTCACTCGAGGCGTTTTCGTTATGCAATCAAATATAAGGAGTTACCCATGATGCACTTTCAGCTCGCGGGTAGCGGCGTCATGTCCGCTTTCTACCCGCACGAATCTGAATTATCACGCCGAGTTAAACAATTAATCAGAGCAGCAAAGAAACAACTGGAGGCGTTATGCGCAATGAAATAGCCATTAATCACCAGATGCTTCGTGCGGCACAAAACAAAGCAGTAATAGCCAGATTTATTGGTGATTCAAAAATGTGGCTTGAAGCAAATAAAGCGATGAAATCAGCTATCAACCTTCCGTGGTATCGCAGGAAATGAGTTTTACAGATAACTGGTCAGACGAAGAATTCATTCGTCAGATGAAAGATTTAATCGGTAACGAAGGAGATATTCATGTCACTTGCAACCACAGTGAAGGAGAGCAAGTTACAGAGACGCATGTACACGCAGAAAGCTCTCTGGTATCGCCATAATGGTGACCGCGAAGGAATGCGGGTATGCCTTAATTTGTCCAGAGTCGAAGTATTAAACCAGCGTTATTTCCTTGGGCCATGTCCATTCTGAGGTGAATTATGGATTTGAATAAATTCGATGAGCCATTCAGCCCTGAAGATATCGAATGGCGAATACAGCAAAGCGGTAAAACACGCGATGGCAAAGTGTGGGCTATGGTGCTGGCTTATGTCACGAACCGGGCAATCATGAAACGCCTGGACGATGTTTGCGGCAAAGCAGGATGGCGCAATGAATACCGCGATATTCCCAACAACGGAGGCGTTGAATGCGGCATATCAATCAGGATTGATTCCGAATGGGTAACCAAATGGGATGCTGCTGAAAACACGCAGGTAGAAGCCGTCAAAGGTGGTCGTTCCGGTGCAATGAAGCGCGCTGCCGTTCAGTGGGGAATCGGTCGGTATCTGTATAACCTTGAGGAAGGTTTTGCACAAACATCTCTCGATAAAAAGCAGGGATGGCACAGGGCAAAACTCAAGGATGGAACAGGATTTTACTGGCTCCCTCCATCGCTGCCGGGATGGGCAATCCCAGCATCAGATAACAAATCACCACCAGAAAATACCAACCAGAAATCTCCATCGGTTGACTGCGAACAAATCCTGAAAGACTTCAGCGATTATGCATCGAAAGAAACTGACAAGAAAAAACTCATCGAGCGTTATCAGCGTGACTGGCAATTAATGGCTGGCAATGAGGATGCGCAGGCTAAATGCGTTCAGGTAATGAACATCAGAGTTAACGAGCTAAAACAGGCGGCATAAATGGCAAGCAGAGGCGTAAATAAGGTGATCATTATTGGTCGCCTTGGGCATGATCCAGAAATCAGATATTCACCATCAGGAACGGCATTTGCAAACATTACAGTTGCTACGTCAGAACAATGGCGTGATAAGCAAACTGGAGAGCAAAAGGAGCAGACGGAGTGGCACCGTGTGGTAATGAGCGGGAAACTGGCAGAAATTGCCAGCGAATATCTGCGAAAAGGCTCTGAGGTTTATCTTGAAGGCAAATTGCGGACAAGAAAATGGCAGGATCAAAGCGGACAGGATAGGTTCACTACCGAAGTCATCGTGGGCGTTGGTGGAACCATGCAAATGCTTGGTGGAAAGCAAGGAGGCAATGAACAGTCTTCACCTCAGCGAAATAACGGTCAGCAACAAAGACAGCAATCTCAGCAGCAGGGGAATCACAGCGAACCACCTATGGATTTTGACGACGATATACCCTTTGCACCAGTAACTCTCCCCTTCCCTCGTCACACTATTCACGCAATTTAAGGACTTACATGAATCACTTAATGGTTGACCTTGAAACAATGGGCAACGGACCATACGCGCCAGTTATTTCTATTGGGGCGGTGTTCTTTGACCCGAATACCGGAGAAACAGGAGAAGAGTTCTCGGTAAATATCTCGCTTGAGTCATCAATGCGATATCGGGCGCGTCCTGACGCTTCAACGATTTTATGGTGGATGGAACAGAGTGAAGAAGCCAGAAAATCGCTAACCAGCAACACTCAGGAGCTTTCAACGGCTCTTTCATGGTTATCTGAATTCATCATAAAGAACGCTAACCACAAATTCGTTCAGGTTTGGGGGAATGGAGCATCATTTGACTGCGTTATTCTCCGCAACAGTTATTCGCTGACAGGGCAGCCAGTTCCGTGGCAGTGGTGGAATGACCGCGACGTAAGAACAATCGTCGAGCTTGGAAAGGTAATAGGATTCGACCCTAAGCGAGATATGCCATTCAAAGGAACTCGCCACAACGCGCTTGATGATGCCATCCACCAAGCCAAATACGTTTCAGCAATCTGGAAAAAATTAGCTAAATAATCAACAGGAGAAAAACATGCCAGCGCCTCTGTATGGTGCAGATGACCCACGCCGCTGTTCCGGCAATTCCGTATCGGAGGTGCTGGATAAATTCAGAAAAAACTACGATCGGATAATGTCGCTACCGCAGGAAACGAAAAAGGAAAAGGAATTTCGCCATTGTATATGGCTTGCAGAGAAAGAAGAACGCGAGCGAATTTACCAGACATCAATCCGACCATTCCGCAAAGCCACATATACCCACTTCCCTGAAATTGACCCGCGCCTGCGTAATTACCGCTCACGCTATGGCGCTATCAGTAATGACTGAGGAATTTACTATGAGAGGACTTGCATACAATCCCGGCATTCTTCCGGCAGAAATGATTATTCGCCAACGCGTAAAGCCAATGCCATCGAGAGAGGAATTGCTTAAGAGAAATTCTTTTCCATCAGTGAATCAAAACAAATATCTGAATGCGATGTGGCGCAAAGGAGGCAACCAGTGAGCAAGATTGATTATCAAAAGCTTCGTGAAATTGCTGAAAAAACAAAAATTGCTGGTGAAGCACCTGTAATGCCTTTCGATCAGCGAATTAATGCGCTTAACGATTTTATGAAGCACTTTTCGCCAGATATCGCGCTGGCATTGTTGGATGAACGGGAAAGGAACCAGCAATACATCAAATCCCGCGACCAGGAGAACGAGGATATTGCGCTAACGGTAGGGAAGCTGCGCGTTGAGCTTGAAGCAGAAGAGAAAACATCAGCAGCTAGACTTGAGGCGCTCGACCGCACCCACAAAATGTTCCAACGGGAACAATGCAGGGCAGAGGCCGCAGAGAAGCGTATTGCTGAACTGGAAGCGCGGGAAGTTCAATTACCGACTCGCTACGACCTTCGATATGGACACCCGATAAATGCAGATGAGCGACATGTCATGATACCTAAAGAAAATGGCAGTTGGCTTTACCTGATTGACCTAGAACACGCATTACGCGTCGCTGGCATTCGCATCAAAGGAGAGTGAGATGGCGTTAACACACCGCGAACTCTGTCAGATTGCGTACAAGTTCCTTAAGCGCAACGGGTTCAAGGTTTGCTTTCATGACCGCTTTATAGCTGTAACCAGTACCGGAGAACAGCCAGATGCTATGGGATTCAGAAATTCAGCATCATGCTTGATAGAGGCGAAGTGTTCTCGTGCTGACTTGTTGGCAGATAGAAAAAAGCGTTTCCGTAAAAATCCGTCTCTTGGAATGGGCGACTGGCGATTCTTTATTAGTGAGCCGGGAATTATTTCAGTTGAGGATTTACCTCCCGGCTGGGGATTACTTCACGTTGTTAACGGAAGAGTACGGAAAGTACATGGATGGCCCAAGGGGAATTGCTGTTGGGGTAATCCTGACGATAAGCCATTTACTGGGAATAAGCAGGTTGAATGCGATTACATGTTATCTGCATTAAGGCGCATGGAGCTAAGAGGACACCTTAATGAAATATATGACGGTGTAATTGTTAATAAGAAAGAAGGAAACGCGGCATGACAACTTTAACCGACAAAGAAATGATTAAAGAAATCAAAGAGCGCATAGGCAGCCTGGACGTGCGAGACAATATTGAGCGCCGGGCTTATGAAATTGCGCTGGCATCGCTGGAATCCGAACCTGTAAGCCAAACTTACAAGTTGAACGAGCTGTCGGGCAACTCTCCGGTAATTCCGGATGGTTGGATAAGCTGTAGTGAGCGGATGCCGGAAGAAACGGGTGACATTATTGTTGTTTCGGATGGCATTGTAATGTCCGGGATTTCTTATTCTCGTCGTGACGGGTTCTATATAGCCGCATTGGAGTACGACGACGATGAACCAATTGGCGGTGTAACCCACTGGATGCCACTACCAGAACCGCCGCAGGAGGTGAAGTGATGGACTCCTTCGCGAAATATACGATTATTGACTGGATAGCATTCCTTCAGGTTTTGCTCATCTGGTTTTATATGGCTTACAGGAGTGGACAGTGGATTGTCAGTGTAGCCTGTAGCAAGTGATGGCGTTGGTGGAACCGAAAGAATAAAAAAGCGCTGGCCTTGGATTCGTTTTACGAAGCATTCAATCTTAACAGTCTTCAGCCTGGTTCTGTCGTTGTAGTCACCACTCAAAGTGGCATGACCATTCAGATTCATAAACCAAAAGAGGAAAAATGATGTGGCCTATATGTGTTAATTGCGGACGGATGTGCCTATCTGGATGGTGCCGAAAGTGCGACAAATGCACGAAGCAAAGACAATAACAATCCTCGCACTCGCGGGGATTTCTTTTATCTGAACTCGCTACGGCGGGTTTTGTTTTATGGAGATGATTATGGCTTGTTCAACATTCAACCCTTTAACGTTACAGAAATACCATCCAGACCCTGAAGATTTATGCTCACTGTGTGGCGGAAATCATGGTAAAGCCGCCATGATCGAATGTAAGGACAAAATCCACATATGCCTTAATTGCGTTGATATCCTCGTTGATATCAAAAATGAAAGAGAAGATAAAAAGCGTAGCGAGGCTATTCGCGCCTTAGATTCATGGATGCGAGATGGGTATAGTGCTGCGCAAATTTATGACTTAGCAATATCAAAAGGCGAAATACCAGGTGTGCGAATCGAATAAGAAGCGCACTCAAGCATCTTTTGGAGAAATCACTAATGCACTTCCGAGTTACAGGTGAATGGAATGGAGAGCCATTTAACAGAGTTATCGAAGCAGAGAACATCAACGACTGCTACGACCACTGGATGATATGGGCGCAGATAGCACATGCAGACGTAACCAATATTCGAATTGAAGAACTGAAAGAACACCAAGCCGCCTGATGGCGGTTTTTTATTGCCTGATTTGCAGGTTCGATTCCCTATTCGGAGATAGCACTCATGCAACACGAACTACAGCCTGATTCACTGGTTGATTTGAAATTCATCATGGCCGATACTGGCTTCGGTAAAACCTTCATCTATGACCGGATTAAGTCCGGCGACCTGCCTAAAGCCAAAGTTATCCACGGGCGAGCAAGATGGTTATATCGTGACCATTGTGAATTCAAAAATAAGCTCTTAAGCCGCGCCAATGGGTAAAATAGCGGGTAAAATATTTCTCACACCTAAAAAACACCATTCCAATCAATCCCCTGCCGCTCCAAGTAGATGTCTGCAGGGGACACCAGATACCCTTCAAACGATATCTACCTTCACCCCGTAAAAGATAAGTTTGGCAGCACATTTGCCCTATCTACTCATTTTTCCTGCAACAGGTTGAAATCTCAACACGGTCAGAAAACGCTGATGACTAAACAGCCCTGGGCTGGGCGATGTAACCATCACACACAATCCTGATCGCGAAATATGGCGTGACTTGATACTTCACTCCACAATGCTTTCCTTGATGAATTCGCAGGCCCGTGATACACGGGACAGGTCGCTGAATTACGACAATGCCCTGGAAATCAGCGAGCCGTGTATCCGGAGTACATTTGAGCGACTGTACCAGAACATGAATGAGGCGTTTGGATTAGGCGATTATTAGCAGGGCTAAGCATTTTGGTATTATTATTTTCCGGTTGAGGGATATAGAGCTATCGACAACAACCGGAAAAAGTTTACGTTTATATTGCTGAAGGTACTGGCGTTTCCATCACTATTTGCTCACGTTTTTTACTCAGGAAGAAAATGCCAAATAGCAACATCAGGCAGACAATACCCGAAATTGCGAAAAAAACCGTCTGGTAGCCTGCGTGGTCAAAGAGTATCCCAGTCGGCGTTGAAAGCAGCACAATCCCCAACGAACTGGCAATTTGAAAACCAATCAGAAAGATCGTCGACGACAGGCGCTTATCAAAATTTGCCACGCTGTATTTGAAGACGGATATGACACAAAGTGGAACCTCAATGGCATGTAACAGCTTCACTAATGAAATAATCCAGGGGTTAACGAATAGCGCGCAGGAAAGGATACGCAACGCCATAATCACAACACCGATAAGTAATGCATTTTTTGGCCCTACCCGATTCACAAAGAAAGGAATAATCGCCATGCACAGCGCTTCGAGTACCACCTGGAATGAGTTGAGATAACCATACAGGCGCGTTCCTACATCGTGTGATTCGAATAAACCTGCATAAAAGACAGGAAAGAGTTGTTGATCAAAAATGTTATAGAAAGACCACGTCCCCACAATAAATATGACGAAAACCCAGAAGTTTCGATCCTTGAAAACTGCGATAAAATCCTCTTTTTTTACCCCTCCCACATCCGCCGCTACGCACTGGTGTTCCTGATCTTTAAAACGCATGTTGATCATCATAAATACAGCGCCAAATAGAGAGACCAACCAGAAGTTGATATGGGGACTGATACTAAAAAATATGCCAGCAAAGAATGCGCCAATAGCATAGCCAAAAGATCCCCAGGCGCGCGCTGTTCCATATTCGAAATGAAAATTTCGCGCCATTTTTTCGGTGAAGCTGTCAAGCAAACCGCATCCCGCCAGATACCCCAGACCAAAAAAGAGCGCACCCAGAATTAAACCTACAGAAAAATTGCTTTGCAGTAACGGTTCATAAACGTAAATCATAAACGGTCCGGTCAAGACCAAGATGAAACTCATACACCAGATGAGCGGTTTCTTCAGACCGAGTTTATCCTGAACGATGCCGTAGAACATCATAAATAGAATGCTGGTAAACTGGTTGACCGAATAAAGTGTACCTAATTCCGTCCCTGTCAACCCTAGATGTCCTTTCAGCCAAATAGCGTATAATGACCACCACAGCGACCAGGAAATAAAAAAGAGAAATGAGTAACTGGATGCAAAACGATAGTACGCATTTCTGAATGGAATATTCAGTGCCAT